AAACCTGGCTGGCCATGGCGGATGTGCTCAAAGCGAGCATCAGGGTGCCAGTAAGAATCATGTGGCGCATGCTGTTTCCTTTATCGAGAGCGGCGGTGCTGATGGTTACTATAACCAATAATCACAATTTGCAGATGAAGGCCAGTAAAGACAGGGCTTTCAGGCTCATTACCCTTGCCGATTGACTACGGTGTGTCTACGGATTGACTACCAGAGGACGAAAGCGCCAATGGATTCAGCGAAACCGCCTTGTGTAGATGCTCCGGCGCCAAGTGCGCATAGATCATAGTCGTCGAGATATCAGCATGGCCTAGGATATCTTTCAGCGTACGCAAATCACCGCCAGACATCACAAAATGAGAAGCGAAAGTGTGTCGGAGGATATGAGTTAACTGACCTGGCGTACTGAACTCACAACGAGCGTAACAAAGCGCGAAAGAGCCCCGTGAAGAGGAAAACAGTCGATCAGTGGGGAGCCCCACAGAAAGCGCCTCCTGAATCAACGCCGGATCGACAGGCACTGTTCTATTGCGACCACTCTTCGTAGCCGTGAACACAATTCGATCACTCAGCAATTGAGAGCGACGAAGCCCCTCAGCCTCAGACCAACGGGCGCCAGTAGCCAAGCAGATTTTGGCAATGATCAGCACATACGGATTGGTAGAGGTGGCCAATTCAGTCAATAAACGCTGAATCTGATCCAGGGTGAGAAATGCCAGGGCTTTCTGATCAATACGGAAAAGGCGCATGCCGGAAAGCGGATTAGTACCCTGATAATGACCTTGGCGGATCAGCTCAGAGAAAACCGACGAGACGTATATATGCTCGAGGTTGATAGTGGACTTCGCAGAGACCTTGAGACGATTGGTGCGGTAGGTTGACCAACTGGCTGACGTAAAGTCGCAAGCACGAGGGTTACCCAGGCGCTCAGCTACGCGTTGAAGAGTGGCATAGCGAGCAGCACCACGCTTAAGCGTTACCCCGTGAATCTGATACCAGAGATCGAACAGATCGCTCAGACGTTCCACAGAGAGGCGAGGGGAGGCCACATAATCACGCTCAAAACGCTGTGCATGAGCCTTACTGGCGAAGCCGCCACGGCGTATACGCTGGCTGCCACGGCCATCGACATAGAAGTCTACAGACCACTTGCCATCGGGCTGACGTTTGACGGTCATACAGCGCGCCCCCACCTGATGTGGCGTTCCTCCAAAATGGCCTTGATATGCTTATACAGCCCGTCCTCATCCATACCCTTGGCGGCATAGTGGTCGCGGATCACCGGCCAGCACTCCCAATCCTTGAGTCGGTGAAATGCTCGCCTGGCGCCAACTCGCTCCCTTGCCAACAGGCTGACGAAGTTCCCCAGGAATAACTCGACGTTCTTGCCAGAGAAGCCCCGTGAGGTCTTGTATTGGCGCTTGTACTCGGTTTCATCCACCAAGGAATCCACCGGCAAATCCACGCGCACATCGTCACGAATCAGCGTCCAAATGGGTTCAAAGTAGCCAGGGCGAGCCAGCAACTTGAATTGACGCAGACCATAGCGCCACAGGCCGTCTAGGTGCGGAGCAAAGGCGGCGTAGCTGTTGGTTTCGATAATCTGGCTAGTCTGCAGATCGAACGAGCCGGAGGCGAACTGCTGGATAACTGAGTGGTGGTAACGCAGCTCGACACGCCAGACGTCTTGTTCGGGGTTGTAGTTGTCCGGGTCGGCTTCATCGAAGCTATCGCGACGCTTCCAGACGTTTTCCCAGTAGTCGAGCTTGTCGATGGAGCGGGCCTGTTCGGTCTTGTTATAGATACCCAGCTGGACGCCACCAGCGGAGCCGAACAGGTACGACTGGCCTTTGCCATAGGTGGCCGACTCCAGCGTCCACTGGATTTCCTTGATGCCGGAGATATCGCGGGTAGCTCGAGCGCGGCAGTGCATACGGGCGACCAGATCAGCGGGCGGTTGCCAGCCCTGGATATCTAGCGCGAGGTGAACGGCGCATTGGTTGCGCTCGACGTTGGTCAGGACGTGGCTAGCGTAGTAGTCGAGGCGTTCTTGCAGGCGTTCAGGGCAGAACTGGTCAATAGCGTGGGGCGACACTTCGATCTTTAGGTGGGGGCCAATGTTGTCGATTTTGGCGTTGAAGTTCTTTACCAGCAGGACGAAACCGAGGTCGGCATTCTGGAGCTTGTACTGATAGCCAGAGTCCTTGCTGACCCGCCCCGAGTGCCAGCGCTGGCCCGCGAAGTCAACGATGGTCCCTGGCTTGTCGAACAGGCACATGATTTCGGGGCGGATCAAACCACGATAGAGCTGGCGGACGGTATCGACGCCACAGCTAAGCAGGCGGATTTTCGAGAGGTCATGAATCTGGCCGGAGGATGGGTCTACGAAGTAGCGGATGAACTCTTCTACTCGGGGAAAATCCTTGATTTTGCTCATTGGTTCCAACCTTCAACTTTTAGACTTTTGTGAGACTTCACGGTCTTTCGAAATCGGTTTATCTGACGTGCTACAGGGACGTCAGCGCGCAGGCCTTGCGCCGCGCTCGCCGGCTCGCGCTGGCGCAAAAGTCTGCGCGCTGACGTTGATCACCACAGGAAACGCCCCTTCTCATAGGGCACGCGCGTAAGCGTGGTGGCCGCTTGCTGCTGGCTCGGTTGATAGGCCGGTGCGGTGGTTGATGGTGGTGGCTGGTTGCGCATGTCCTGCGGCGAGCCACGGTCGGGCCTGGTGTCGTCGAAGTAGCCGTTCTGCACGACCGACATACAGAAGCGAAACGACACATCCAGGCGGGTGCCCTGCTGGCTGTTGCATCGGCACCCCGTCAGCCCTTCATCGCTGTCACCGACCTGCATGCGCTTGTAATTGCGGGCGATCAGATCGCGGTCGGTGGTGGCGATACACACGGGCTTCGGAAAGGTTTGCGGGCCAGTCAGGCCGTCATACACCGGCGCCGATGCCGGCAGGTCTTGTACCCTGGGCACGCGCTTGCCCAGGTACTGCTCGACGGTGAGCGGTGCCGATTGGTCGTCATCGGCAGCGCTTGGCCGGATAAACGATCCGACCGTATCCCGTACCTGATCGACCATGCTCCCGGCCGGCGCGCTGGTGGTTGTTGCGGCCTGCGCTTTCTCGGCGGCGTAGCGCTCATAGGCGCGATAAACGAGGATGCCGGCACCAAGGATCACGCACAGCGCCAGGATGAACTTGGTCGGCACCTTGGTCTGGAAGTGATGCTTGGCGTTGCTGCTGGTGTAGGCGCCGAAGTAGCGCCTATCCAGGCGCAGCGACTTCTTGTCGGCGTCCTTGAAGCTGGTTTTCAGTTCGACCTTTTCCACCACCACTTCCGACTCGAAGCGCAGCAGCTGGGCGGACTTAAAGACGCGCCAGTAATGAATGTGCGTGTTGCACAGCCGGCGCAGGTGCACATCGAGATAGCGCGGGTCTTGGGTGACGAGGTGCACTTCGTGGCCCTGGTGGCGCATGGTCTCGAAACGGGTGATGTGCTCCGGTGGCCGCGCCCGTGGATCGCGTGCGCCGAACCAGCCCTGAGCTTCGTCCACGACGATGATCGAATCGTTTGGCAGCTCGAACCACTTCTCGGGATCTTCGAACTCGAACCACTGCGCTTGCAGCTGATCGGGCTTGAGGCCGTTGATATTGTGGAAGTAGACGACGCGGCCTTCGGCGTGGGCCTTCTGATCCACTTCGCGGATGGTGTTGAGGGTCTTGCCATGGCCGGGCTTGCCGGTACGGATAACAAGCATGACGGTGCCTCCTTAGGCTTCGATAGAGGTGCCGCCCGGCTTGCGCCAGACCTGATTGCGACGACGGTCGGTTGCCTTGTCGATCCCGGCGAGCATGAAGCGCGTCGAGATAGCGGCGAAGTACAGGTTCACCACCACATCGAACTTGGCAAGCCCGAGAATCCCCTGGATCACCGGACCCAAATCGCCCATCAGCCCGAACAGGTAGTCCTGGGCCTGGCCGATGATGAGGTTGAAGCCGATATAGGAGACGAAGCCGAATCCGATCATTTTCAGCACCATCTTTACCAGCGGGCCGAGGATGATGATCAGCATCTGAACGATAAATAGAAATTGCATTACTGACCTCCTACGCCGCGGCCTACATACAGGGCGGCAAGAACGGTAGCCACGGCCACAAACAGGCCGCTCAGGTCAATGGCAGCGCGGCAGAGGGGTTCATAACTGAGCTCGAAGGAGCGCCCGCCGCCAGTGCCCAGGCTGAAGCTCTCGGCGCTGGGGCAGGTGGCAGGCAGGAAGCGGGTGCCCTGGTTGATGAAGGACGGCAGGTGAATCTCGGAGCCTTCTTCAAGCTCGAACTTGTCGCCCTGGACCGCGGCTTCGATGGCGGGTTTGTGCTTTTCGAAGTCGGCCTGTTCTTCGGCGTGGCAGCGCAGTGCCTTTTGCTGGCGGAGGATCGCGCATTGCACTGCATCGCCGGTGCACTTCACCTCAGCGTCACAGGCTTCGCCCTCTACGCTGGACTTGCCGCACTTGTTTGGATCCTTGGCCGGGTCGCATTCGGCCCCATCCCCGTCTCCACTGCCATCACCGTCTCCATCGCCATCGCCGCTGCCGTCCCCATCGCCGGAACCGTCACCGTCTCCACTGCCATCACCGTCTCCATCGCCATCGCCGCTGCCGTCCCCATCGCCGGAACCGTCACCGTCTCCACTGCCATCACCATCCCCTTCGCCGTCACCGTCGCCAGGGTTGTCAGGATCGGGGTTCTCGTTGCCATCGCAGCCGCCGACTTCAACTTCGGGGTCGCACGGTTTGGGCGGTTCCTTGCTACAGAAGGTGCCGTTCCAGACGTAGCCGTCCGGGCATTTGTTGTCAGGATCAGGGGTTGGGGTTTCGTCGGGATCGGTCTGCTGACCGGGACTGCCCGGGTCCTTGCGCGTGTCTTCGTTGCACTCGAAACCGTTGCCGGTATAGCTGTAAACGCCAAACACGCCCGGCGGGTTGCCGCTGGTGTAGACGTAGACGTTGCTGGGCGCGGTATATCTGAACACGTACTGGCAGCTATTGGCGCAGACCGATCCAGGCGGTTCGATCCGCGGCTGACCGACCGCTTCCTTCAACTTGTGTTCGTGCGTGACGACCTGGCCGATGGTGGCTTCACAGCGGTTAGGCTCTTCAGGCGGAACACACGCGCCAGTTTCATTATTGTAAATTGTGTCAGTTGGGCAAGAGTCACCTCGTCTAAATACAGAACCAATGTTGCCGGAATTAGGCGTACCAGACGGAGTCGCACCGCGAGCAAAGCAGTTGAAAGCTGTTTCATTGACCCTAACCGGCTCAACAGTTTGAATCCAGTTAGTAGTGGGCATGTAATAGGCTTGAACAGCGGCACAGGCGGCAGCGGGCGAGCTGTAGCTGCCCCCGTAAAGATCTGAGGGTGAGGAGATTTGCCAGTAATAATCCTCAGCGTTGGATGCACTTGAGTAGAACACCGCCAGGATCGGCAGAACCAGCGCGAAATAAAAGCGTGTCCGGCACATATCAAACCCGCCCAAAAAACACGAGATAAAACGCCAGGGTGGTGAGGATCAGGACGTAAAGTTCGTAGCTCATGGCATTTCCCTGGAAGAGAAAACCCCGCCGGAGCGGGGTTTGTTTGCTTCGGCACATGCAGTGCGCGGCTCCCGGTTACAGGGCGCGGCGCATGTACTTGAACGCCATCGCGGCGATGATCACGGCGAACACCGCCCAGCCGATGGTGCCGACATCGGTGCCGGCGGTATCCAGCGCTTGGGTGGCTTCGGACGGGACTGCCGCATACACGGAGCCGGCCAGGGTGGAGAGCGCGGCAGCAGCGCCAACGCCGATTTTCTTGATGAAGCGCTTGTTCAGTTGCATGGGTGATACCTCATTGTTTCAGGGCTTTTTTCAGGACCAGGAAGCCGAACACGGTGGCGAACAGAACAATCGCTTCGCCTTGCAGCTCGGAGACCTGGTCCCAGGTCAGTGCAGAGCCGTAGAGGCCCTGCATTTCCTCGACCGTGAGGGCAACTAGTTGGCCGGAGCAGACAGGCGAGCCGTCCACGCCTTGCAGCCAGTCACCGTCACAGGCGAGGAAATTCATTCGCCGGCCTGCTCGAGGTCGGCGGTTTGTTCGGAGGGTTCGCAGTCGGGGCAGACGGCGAAGTGGGGCCGCCTGCTGAGGTAGGGCAGCAGATCGGGCTGGGGGGCGGACTGGTTGTAGAGCTGGCCCATGGGCTGCCCGCAGCAGTCACACAGCACGCGATCAACGATCAGCACGGCGGCGCCCTCCCGTCAGGCCTTGGCCGCGTCCGGCTGGGTGCCGGTCGGCTTGGGCTGTTGTTGGGCGGTTTGCGGGGTGGCAGGCTTGGCGGCTTGGGCAGCCTTCACCGGCTCGACGTGAAGGACGATGAACTTGCCTGCGTTCTTGGAGCCGCGTTCAATTTCCACCGTTACGCGGGCAGTTTCGAGCACGTCGAGGCCTTTGCAGGCGTTCCAAACTTCATCGCGGACGTCTTCGGCAACTTGCATCGAGAGCAGAGAAATACCCAAGTCTTTTTCGCCGTCCGGTTCATCGCCCAAATACAGCTTCACAAGATCAACATTGTCGAACTTAACGCGCTCTGCGCTGATAAATGCCAGTTCCATAGTAGTGCGTGCCATCTTTGTTACCTCGCATAGTTGCGCTAGTTGTGCGCTTTCAGGTTTTTAAGGCCGACCAGTCCCAATTGGCCAACTTTTCCATTGGCCTTACTTCGGTTCCGGTGCCTGCGTTACTTGTGTTTCTTTTGCCGCTTCTAGTGCGTGTTAATTAACTATTGGGCGATCCCTTCGGGCCGGGCTCTACTCGCTTCGCTCACCAAGCCAAACGGTGAAGCGTGTTTGTCTTGGCCCTTCGGGTAACGATCCCTTTCGCAACACCAAGGGCTCTGCCCTTGTAATCCCGCTCTCGCCGCCGAGGGCTCGGGAGCTGGGGCGGAAAAGCTGCCCCAACTCCCCAGCCTAGGCTTGTTTGTCGGGTGGGCGTTCAAGGGTGCGCTTCGCCCGTGCTTCCGTTCGCCGGAAAGATGAAGCGCATTCCGACGAGCCGGGAGCGCGGCCCTTGACCGGCTCGGCATGGGTGGCGTTGGCCAGATCGCTGGGGGCGGGGCGTTTGGCTTGGGCCTGGAACTGGACGCTGAGGCGGGCGATGCCCGAGCAGGCATTGCAGCCGCAGTAGTCGCCGCCGCACTTGGGGCAGAACTCATCGCCAAAGTGCTTGGCGTCGCTGTAGGGCTCGGCGTGGCCGCAGTCCTGGCAGAGAACATAGGCGTCGGTCAGTTCGGGCGACTGGATCATACTGTGCCCCCTAGAACGGAAAGTCGTCCGTTGGTGCGGAGGTGGCGCTTTGGAAGACAACGCTCCAATACTTCAGCGGACGGTTGCCGGGCTTGTGCTTCGCGCAGGTGTAGGCCTGAGTAACGTGGTTCCGACCATTGACCTTTGACCATTGCGCGGGGCGGCAGTCGGTGCATTGTATGTATGGGTAGGTAGGCGCCTTCGGCGGAACCCAATTGCGGCTTAACCAGCACACAGAGCAGTCGCAATTCACGGCGTGAGGTTGGCGCAGATACTGGCTCAGGCTTTTCATTGGAGGCATCCAAAGCAGGTAACTTTTCTAGGCGGGCTTTGACCTCTAGAGCGGCTTTGTGACGATCCCACCAAACGCTGGCAGGCATGCAAGGGCCGGAATTTTCCTCACAGGGGAACGGGGCGGATGCATGACGAGATGCGCTCATAAGAAGATCACGGAAACGCATGGATTGTTGAAAAGTCAAAACGCCAAAACGCTCTGCGGCATCTATCTGACCGAGCGCATAAGAGAAACGATGGCCGCCGTCATGACCGAATTTGCGAAGATCGACCAGGGTTACAAGCAGCAGGGATAGGAAGTGTTTTAGTTGATCGTTCATATCGTCAGCCCTCAGCGGTAATCGCCAGCCAGGAACTCGGTTTTTCCCGAAGCCAGGTCTTGAAGCAGTTGATGGACGTTGACCAGCTGATGGCGGCCAACCTGAACAGTGGGCAAGGTGCTTTGGTTGCACATGCCACGTACCACTTCCGGCCCCTTTTCGATCAGGCCAGTCAAACGGGCGAACTCTTCACGGGTGCAGAACGGAGGAATCACCAAATAGGCATTACCAGTGCTCATTGAGTAGCCCTCGCTTCCATACGTGCTTCGCTTGCCATAGCCGCTAACCTCACAAAGTCGCATAATGTCTAATAAATGAGCGTGACGAATATTTCGTCACATAGGGAGACTATACCTGACGAAATATACGTCAGGTAGAAATATACGTCATTTTTTAGAGTTTTTTAGAATATGGAAGAGCGTCTAAGAGAGGTAGTCCGTTATATCGGCCCTTCAGCGCTTGCTAAGAAGACGGGAATAACCGAGCGAAGGCGATGGCAGACAGTTGCGACTGACACGCGGACAAAGACGAGGCTTGAAGACTTCGCGGAGTTGATCAAGGCATACCCGGAATACGAGCTGTATATCGTTCATGGCAAAGTGGACCCGGCTCGCGGTCAGATCAGCCCAGGCTATGACGAAGCGGATAGAAACTTGGAAAGACGAAGCACGGGCAGCAGATAACGGCGGAAGTGGCCCGGCGATGGTTTGCAAGGAAATAGAGAGGACAGCAGCATGAAAGCCGACATGGACGACATGCCGGACTACCTGAAGACCAGGAAGCAAGAAAGCCCCTGGCGGATGGTCGTAATCATGGGGATAGGAACGGGCGTAGTCGTAGGCGGGCTAAGCCTGTTCGGCGGTGGCTTTATCGACAGCGCCAAAACAATCGCCAGTGGCGATGGCCTTAGAGACGATATCGGCCTGCTACAACCCCAACCCAAACAGCAAGAAAGCGCCCGGCAACAAGGCGCAGTTGCAAGGCGAGAAACCTACACCCCGCCACAGACATTCCGCTCTGAAGAACCGCTAGTCATCGAAAGGGGAGAGGCCTACGACCCCGAACCCACTCAGCTGGAAAGACAGACCGTGTTCAATGATCAGAACTACAGGCCGCAGGGCGCGGCTAATGTGGTCAGCTTCAATGCGCCTGCCGTACCGGGCTATTCACAGCAGGGAATGCCACAACAGCAGCAAGAAATTGTTGTGGTAGGCAAGCGTGAAACCAGAATCAGCGACTACTGCCCCGGAAGAGAGGGCAGTATAGAGCGCAGAGATTGCAAAGCGCGCTGGGAGTTAAATAGTAGGAACTCAGGTCGATAACTCAAAAAGAGATGGGACAGGAATGACTACAAATCCCATTTTTCATGCCATTTTTGTGCTGGCTTGAGAGCCTGAAAGCCGCGCAGCGCCTAAATTATGCGGGTAAGTGGCCGTTTATGTAAGGCATGCAGCCATAACCAATAATCACAATTTGCAGATGAAGGCCAGTAAAGACAGGGCTTTCAGGCTCATTACCCTTGCCGATTGACTACGGTGTGTCTACGGATTGACT